AATGCCTGCAGTTAGAGGTGCAAGACCAATAAGAAATAAAGAAGTCTACGACTTTCATAATAATCTAAAACCTACAGACGTTACTCTAGATACATTTACAAACACGTTTAGAGAGTGGATGAATTACAGTGACAACAAATCATTGAAAGGATTGGATGCATTCTCAAATGCAGATTACACACAAGGAACTAGCCAAACATTTGATCATTTTGTAATGAAACATAATCATAAAAGACAAGTAGTTGCATTACAAGGCGAGTTTCAGTATCATAAGTGCATAACAAAATTTTCAGAGTTTAGAGAACTAGTACATGTCCATCCTGATTTTTTATACGGTAAGGATTTAAATGCACTAATCATAAGTGCGCCTTTTAGTGACTTCGGTACAATACACCCAGAGTTTGAACACATTATGGAAGTATGTAATGATTTTGATATACCTGTGTGTTTAGACTTAGCATATTGGGGTATAGCAAAGAATGTGCATATAGACTTAAATTTATATCCTTGTATTAAAGAGGTTACAAGCAGTTTAAGTAAGCCATTTTTTACATTAGAAAATCACAG